GGCGACGGATTTATCAACTGCAGGGGCGCGGGGCGCGTCGGTGCCCCCTCCCCGCCGCACGGCTGTCCCGTACACGCGCCACACAGCGGCAACATTGCCGCAGGGAGTGCGACCGTATGGATCAATGGACGGCAGGCGGGGCGCATTGGCGATCCCGTTTCCTGCGGCGGCAGCGTCGCCGCGGGAAGCGCGGACGTGTTCATCGGCGGCTGAACAAATGGAAGGGGGATAAGCCGTGGAAGTCGGCTATATGGGCGATATTGTCTTCATTTCGTCGGAAAGCCACCTGCTCACGCCGACGAAATACGAGCGCGAGAGCACGGGGAGATGGGCAGAGCATGAACTGCTCATGCGAAAGCCCGTCAGTCAATACGGCGGCCCCGGACTGGAAAAGCTCTCGTTCAGCATCATCCTCGACGCGGGGCACGGCATCGACGTGCAAGAGCAGCTCAAGAAACTCCGCACCATGCGCGACACGGGCGCGGTGTTCCCGCTCATCCTCGGCGGCAAGCCTGTCAGTCAGAGCTACTGGCGCATGGACAGCATCAAGGAGACGGAGCATTACTGGGCGACCGACGGCAAGCTCATCCAGTGCCGCGCGGACATCGCACTTACGGAATACAACGACAGCAACGAAGTCGAGGAAAACAGTCTGGAAAGCAAGTACGGCAAGAAGTCGGATGATGAGAACGGTACGACAGGAGGCAGCTGATATGGTCTATCTGATCAAGGGGAGCGTTGGGGCAGAAGTAGACTTCGCGCCCGCTACTGTCGTCGAGGAGGTTATTCAGAACGTCCGCACGCTCCTTGCGACGCTGAAGTTTTCCGTACCGATGGATCGCGATTTCGGCATTGACGGCGCGATCATCGACCGCCCCATCAATCTTGCCAAGGCGCGGCTGAGCAACGAGATATTTCGCGCCGTGCGCCGCTATGAGCCGAGGGCGGTCGTCGAATCCATCGAGTTTGAAGGCACGGAAAGCGGACGGCTGTCGCCGATCGTGAAGGTGAGCGTGCGCGCATAAAATCATGGGAGGTGAAGCGAAATGAAAATCAAGGACTTGGCAAAACTGACATTCGTTGACGCCGATCCGCAGGAAATGGAAATCCATATCCTTGCGACGGTCGAAGGCCTCTTGCAGCGGAAACTTGCGCGAGCCGATCCGCTGCGCCTGTTCCTCTTGAGTGTTGAAGCGCTGCTCATTCAGCAGCGCCTTTTGTTTGACCAAATGGCGAAGATGAACCTCTTGGCATATGCCAAAGGCGACTATCTCGACCATATCGGCATCCTCGTCGGCGCGAACCGTTTGCCTGCGAGTCCTGCCAAGGCGACGATGAAGCTCACGCTGTCGGCGGTGCGCGATCAAGCTGTGATTCTCCCGAAAGGCGCACGGATCACGGCAGGCGACAATATCTATTTCGCGCTCGATGAAGTCGCCATCATTCCTGCAGGAAGCATTGCTGTTACGGCAGCGGCGACCTGCACGGAAGAAGGCGAAAAGGGCAACGGCTATTTGCCGGGCGAGATCAACAAGATCGTCGACCCTGTACCCTTTTGGGCGGCGGCAGAAAACGTGACGAAGAGTGAGGGCGGCGCGGATACGGAAAGCGATGAAGCATATCGCGAACGCATCCAAGAAGCGCCGGAAAAGTTCTCGACGGCAGGACCCGCGCTCGCCTACGAATACCATGCCAAGGCGGCTTCCGCGCTCATCGTGGATGTCAGCGTCGACAGCCCCGCACCCGGCGAGGTCGTCGTCTATCCGCTCCTGAAGGGCGGCGTGATTCCGGGCAACGAAATCCTTACGCTTGTTGACAAGAAGCTCAACGATCGCAGCATACGCCCGTTGACGGACAAAGTGAGCGTCAAAGCGCCCGAAAGCGTCAAGTATGATGTTGATGTCCTATATTACATCGACCGGCGAGATGCGACCGAGGCGGCGCAGATTCAGGCACGTGCTGAAAGCGCCGTGCAGGAATTTATCGCATGGCAAAAAGAACGGCTGGGCAGGGACATCAACCCGACGGAGCTCTACTACCGTCTGCGGGCGGCAGGCGTGAAGCGGGCAGAAATCAAGTCGCCTGTCTTTACCGCCACAAACAAGAAGCAAGTCGCTGTCGCCGATAGCGTCAAAGCGTCATTCGGAGGGCTAGAGGATGAGTAAGGAGCTGCAGCACACATTTCTTCTCGATATCCTGCCGCAAAATCTCTTGAGAGACGAGCAAATCAAGGCGGCGGCACAGGCACTCGATGCGGAGCTGCAAAAAATCACGGCAGCGACGAAAGAAGCTCTGCTCCTGCCGCGCCTGGCCGAACTGCCGGAAGCGGTCATTGATCTTTTGGCATGGCAGTGGCATGTCGATTTTTATGAGCCGAACATGAGCCTTGAGACGAAGCGTCAGCTCGTCCGCGAATCCATCGCATGGCATCGTCTCAAGGGCACGAAAGCCGCTGTTGAGAAGATGGTGCAGGCCGTGTTCAGGGGCGGCGTCGTTACGGAATGGTTTGAGTACGGCGGCGAGCCCTATCATTTCCGCGTAGACATTCTATCCGCGCCGCAGATAACGGCAGAGAATACGGCACGTTTGCTCAATGTCATCAACGCCTCTAAAAATATCCGCTCATGGCTGGATGAAATCACCTATAGGCGCGACTTGCAGGATTCGATCCACTACGCTGCCGCCCTTACGCTTCACACGACCTACGAGATTAACCCGATTGCAGCGCGTGATGCAGATGCAACAGCGAACCTCCATGCGGGCGGATTGCCGAGCGTATGCACAGAGTATGAAGTCTATCCTCTGTCAGTGCAGGATACGGCATTGTCGCCGCATGTCGTCATCGGGGCAGCAATGGCGCTCCATCAAGCGCATGAGATCACGGAAAGGAGCTAATCATGGCAAACTGGCAAAGCGGGCAGCTCACAAAAGCGGGGCGTGACCTGCAAATCAAAGTCGAGGCGGGGCGATGCAAGCTTGAGCTGACGAAAATCAAGCTCGGCGACGGTACGGAGGACATCGGCGCGATTGACGCCCTGACCGACCTCGTCGGGCCGAAAGCCGTCTTTGGCATCAGCAGTGTCGTTGCAAAAGACGGCATGTGCACCGTGACAGGTGTAATCTCCTCGTCCAACGTCACGGCGGCGTTTTATGCAAGGGAGTGGGGGCTTTTTGCCAAAGACCCTGACATTGGCGAAATCCTCTACATGATCTCGCTCGACCCGAATCCCGAGAGCATCCCGCCGAAGACTGCCGCACTCAAACAGGCGGCGACGTACGCGATGAACATCGTCGTCTCCAATGCGACGCATATCGAGGTGCGCATCGATCCTGCGGGACTGGTCAACACAGACATGCTTGCACGCGGGGCACGGCTCATCAAGCGCGGGATGGCGTATCAGTACGGAGACGTACTGTATGACCCTGCGATGCACACGAACCTCCTGCTCTTTTGCACGCAGGGAGGGATGACGCAGACCAACTACAAGGACTATGGGGGGGCGTCGCTCGGACAGGAATACACCGACGGCTCTGCAAAATTCTATGTACTTGAGGATGTGGAGCGCGGCAGGGATTTGTTTATGCGGAATGGGGAGGGGGATGTTACCATAGCCTCTGATTTATCACAGCCGAAAATTGGCGTGAAATGCACAGTTATCGGCAATGACGTATCCATTGCATCGGATACGTTCTACACGCAGCAGTTCAGGACGCTCCCCAATGGGGACTTTACACTTTCGTAAACAGGAAAGGAAGATGAAACATGGCAGGAAATTTTGTACCGCCGACACCGACAAGCATGCTCGGAACGCCGGAAAATTGCTGGGAAAAGGGACACTTTAAAAAGCTTTTTGTCAACAATCCTGATGCGGCATCCAATAGCGCGGATGTAGTGACGACGCAATGGATTCGTGAGCAGTTCTATGCGCTCCTGCATGACACGCTCAAGCATTCTAAGACGGCTTACAAAACTGAATGGAACGGCCACATCTGCTTGGGTGACTTTTTTGGTGGGTTTATTCTGCAATGGGGGCATGTCAGGGCTTCAGAAGTACATTTCGTTGAAGAAGACAATTGGCAGAGACTGCGTATACCGTATAATATCGTGTTTCCGACAACGTGTGCTTATCGTGAAGCTCACTATACATGGGAAAACTCGCAAGCAACAGCCCGCAGTTTTTTTATTGGTGGGGATAATAAGCAGTTGGAAATCGATGTGCCACTCAATGAACAAGTGACGCAGGTTGGCATCGAATGGTTTGCCATCGGGTTCTGATGGAGGGGAGCATTATGAAAAACGAGAATCTGTCAAAGTTTGACAAAAACGGCAACCGAATGGAAACAGTCATTTTGAACATCCACTACGCCACCGACGAGGAGCGGCAGAAATACATTAACGATGGTTACATCCCCATCTCCGATGAGGACTACCAGCACTACATCGGCAATCGTGGCGCAGGCGACAACGGCACGGGCTACATCCGCGACACCAAGACGGGCAAGCCCGTCTCCGCGCCGCCCGCGCCGCCTGCGGCGGAAGAGCCGCCAGAGCCGCCCGTCGACGC